AAAGAAAACGCACCTCAAGAGAAAAAGTCATATAAAGATGAAAGACTGTGGAAACCAGAAGTAGATAAGTCTGGTAATGGTTATGCAGTTATTCGTTTTCTACCAGCAGTAGAGGGTGAAGATATGCCATGGGCAAAGGTTTGGAATCATGCATTTCAAGGGCCGACTGGTCAATGGTACATTGAGAACTCTTTGACAACTCTTGGAAAGAATGACCCAGTTTCAGAAATGAATAGTGCATACTGGAATACTGGAATTGAGTCAGACAAAGAAATCGCTCGTAAACAGAAAAGAAAGTTACAATACTTCTCTAATATCTATGTGGTGTCAGATTCTAAACACCCAGAGAATGAAGGTAAAGTATTCTTGTTCCGTTATGGGAAGAAAATCTTTGATAAGTTAATGGCTGCAATGCAACCAGAATTTGAAGACGAGAAGGCAATCAACCCATTTGATTTTTGGGAAGGTGCAAACTTCAAGTTAAAGATTCGTAAGGTTGCTGGTTATTGGAATTACGATAGTTCTGATTTCGATACACCATCTGCAATCTTTGATAATGATGAGAAGATTGAAGAAGTATGGAAGAAACAGTATCCTCTAAGTGAGTTTAGTGCAGCTTCTAACTTCAAGTCATATGAAGAACTAAAGACTCGTCTTGATGCAGTTCTATCTGGTAGTGTTACTGTTGGTAATGTTACTGATAAGATGGAAGATGCTCCGATTGCTGCACCAGTAGTTGATACTGCTCCAGTAGAATCTGCTCCTATCGTGGAGAAAGAGGAAGAAGAAGACAGTATGGCGTATTTCGAGAAACTCGCAAACGCTTAAAGGGTCACTACTTAATAAGTGCGTGAGGGGTCATGGTTAACCCCTCTTTTTTTTATTAATTTAAGGCACCTTTGGCTGCAGACTGAAAGCCTGGATCAATATTCATAACTGGCGAAGATTCAGACCTAACTTGTTGTGAATTATTATTTGTTCTTCTAGATTGATCATTGTTTATAATAGTTGTGCCACCACCCTTATTATTACCACTTTGCATCATTGCATTTGCTTTTGCTTCAGCTGCTATTTTTGCTGTAGTAGAGGTATTTACTAAACCACTACCAGACGATTGATTAGATGATATTCCTTGTTTCTTTAGTGCATCAAGTTCTGCTTGGTCTTTTGCTCGTCTTTCTTCTGTATTGAATCCACTATATTTACCTGCTAACTTTTTTTCAAGTTCTGCAACTTTTTTTCGCCTTTTCAATTCTGCTTCTGCCATTGCATAATTACCACCAACAGCTGCAATTACGTTGAGTGCTTCTGCAGCTTTCATAAGTGCTGGAACATCTTTTGCTAAATCTAATATTTTTTGTATTGGCCCATTACCACCAAATAAATTGCCTGCAATTTTACTAAAAGTACCACCACCAAATCCATCAAGTGCTTTCTTCATAGCATCAATACCTTTAGCTGCAGAGAACATTTTATCACTAGGAATTTTACTTAGTTCTTTAATTTGTTTTGTTGTTGCTTCAGTACCAGCAGTACTCATAGATGATATTTTATCAACCACATTACCAATAGCCTCACCAATTCCAACAATAACACTCTTAATTGATTTTCCAGTACTTTCAACAAAAGCACCTATACCATTAAAAGCTTCTCTAATACCCTTCCCAAATTTTTCAAGTAATGCACCAATTGGTTCAAACGCTGGTGAAGCAAGACGAATTGCAAGAGCAATACCATTGATTGCAAGAACAACTGCAGCCAGACCAACAAGTGTTACTGGATTTGCAATTGCAGCAAGACCAGATGCAACACCTTTAAGTATACCACTAATGAATGTACCAATACCTTTTCCTGCTGATGCTCCTTGTTTTGCAAAATTACCAGCAGTACTAACTATTCCTTTTGCTTTTGTTGGTACGCCAGGCAGACCACCTTTAGAGCCAGGCAGACCACCTTTAGAGCCAGGAAGTTTCATTCCACCTAATTTGCTACCAACACTACTTAAAAATCCACCTAGTTTACTAACACCACCTGCTATCTTTTTAAATAATTTAGCAATTTTAAATACAGCAAGAGCCGCAACAACACCAGTTAATCCTAAAACTATTGAACCTATTCCGCTATCATCACTAAAAAGTCTTGAGAATCCTTCTGAAAAACCACCTTTAGGGCCAAAAAATCCATCATAGAAAAACTTTAATTTTGGAATAAGAGTTTCGGTAATAAATTTAATCATCTTTCCAAAAAGTGGACTTTGCAAAAACTTTGAAATTGCAATAAAAAGACCAGCAAGTAAAGTTCCTCTAATAAATTTACCAAAAGCGCCTGAACCACCAGTTACAGCAGTAAAACTATCTTTCATTGATTTACCAATACTTTTTAGTCCATCACCAAGTTTTTGTAATAATGTTAATTGTTTTTCATCTTTAAAATTAGCATCTTTTGTATTTTCTACTTCTGCAGCTTTATTACTTTTTTCGGAATCAACCATATCTTCTACTTGTTTGGTAGTATTTGATTGAGCTGTAAGAAATTGGTTAAATGCTTCTTTATTACTTTCTCTTAAATTAGCAATATTTCTATTGAGATTAGAATCTCTTTGTTTTTCTGCATCATTATTGTCTTTTAATTGTTTGACAACATCTCCAAAATCTGCCATTACTTCTTACCTTTACCCATTGCTTGAGCACCAAAGAAAGCTGCAACAATAGCAGCAACTGATACAAAGTAAACACTTGCCATACTACCAAGTATCTTACTTGCTTCTGTTAGTCCTACACCTACTGCTAATACAACTGCAAAAGGATACAACAACATACCAAAAAGAGCAAACCATGCCATCTTACGTTGTGCATCTCGCATTGCATCTGCATCTTCTAATTCTTTACGTTTAAATTCCATATCCATTTCATATTCCTCTAAAGAAATATGTCCATCTCCATTTGTGTCTTTGGCTGCAATCGCTGGATCAACAGTTTTTCTTAGTGCATCAATCTTTTCTTTTGTTCCCTCAGCCATAGTTCTCTCCCTCTACTACTGTTTGTTTTCCTTTTCAATTCTCTCATTTTCTTCTTTAATATATTGGGATAATAAATTAGTATAAATTTCCCTCTCCCACGGCATCATATTATCAAGTTCTGTTAAACTATATTTATGATGTTGCATCATTGCAAAATTAGTTTTATAATAATTAAACAGACTATCGTGAGATAGTCCTATCCTAAAAAACTTTCTAGGCCCTCCAATACAACCTCATTCATAGCTTGTGTATTAGGATTAACAAATGTTAATGTATGTCTTACTTTAGGCATAGTATTAAAAAATACCATTACTTTTTCAAATTGTTCTGTTGTTAATTGGTCAACAAATTCATTTACATCTTTATCTGATATATCAACTCGTTTATAGACATCATCTCCATAGTGAATAGAATCAATACAATTATTTAATACATAAAAAGATTTTTCAGTTTCATTAACAGTTGATGGAATACCCATCATATCTTTTAAGTATGGATATCTAAAATGTATTTTAACATCATTACCTATATATATTTCGGTTGAGTGTTCCTCATCCATAGTTACATTAACTTCTTCAAGATTTAATTCATAGGGAACTTGAGTCTTTCCATCATCTTCACAAGTTAAATTTAACTCTATTTTTTCTCCTATAGACTTTCCTCTAACTCTTAAAAATATGTACTCTACATCAAACATAGGAGAATTAGTTGCATCAACAACTCCAAATGTACAGTCTGATACTAATGCCGTCATAGCACTTAATACTTCATTTTCGTTTTTAGATTCTTGTGCCATCATAAGAACTTTTTGTTCTTTTACTAAAAATGGTCTGTATTTAATTTTTTCGCCAGTAGAGGGTAGTTCCAACTCATAAGTTGGAGAATTTAGTTTTGGTAAAGCCATAATATTTCATCCTTTATAATCTTCTAAGTACGCTTGGTATTTGTCCAGTAATTCTTCTTGTTACTGTGTTTACTGCTGATTCTGCAATTCGTGTCAATAGTGGTTTTGGTAAGTTTGCTTCGTCTGTTAAATTTTGCCAATAACGATATTTGAAAGTTATACCTATTGTCTGATAAGTAGCACCAACTTCATATGATAATGCTTGTTGATCCATACTTACTGGAAATGCCTCAATAAGTTTTACGCCATATCGTCTATTATTCTGTTCATCAAGTGAATGGATATCTACAGACCCAATATAATCATTATAGTAACCCATAGCAAATGTTTGTGGATTATATGCAAGTCTTTGCCATGATTCAAAATACTTTTTTTCTCTCATATCAGAAGAACATTGAAAGGTTGCAGATATATCTCCAAAACTATATCCAGTTACAATTTCTCTAATTGGGCCATATATATTATTGTCTGGTGTAGTATCTAAGTTTCTGCCTGGAAAAGATATTGCTTCACACTTCAATCCAGTTGCACGAACTGTTCCATCTCCTAATGCTTCTCCCATAATTTTTGTAAATACATTAGAACCTAGTCCAGTAGAACCAGCACTTCCAGTTGGTGGATATAGAGTAACCTCATATCTATTTGGTCTAGACATTCCATCTTTACCACGAATTTCTCCTAGAACTTCATTTAAAGCACCAAATGCTACTGCATCTATTAATCCACCGAAACCTGTTGCCATTAGATCATTTTCCTACTGTCTGCATAAACCTCTGATGCACTTGCTTTCTTAAATCTTTGAACTGGTAGTAAAGCTGCAACTGTAAACTCATCTGCATCTATTCTACGA